CAAGGCGACCTCTAAACCCTTCAGAAAGGTTGGAGGAAAACTCGGCGGTGTCTTCGGCCCAATGGGCAAAAATCTGGGCAAAATGGCTGGTTCAGCTCTCGGTTCACTGTTTGGTAGTGGCGACTACACTATGCCTCTACCTAATCCTAGTACGAATAGTATCATCAATGCTACCCAGCCTCACTTCGTTAATGGCATCCGCAACCCCAATTCCGTCTTTATTCCTAGACGAGAATTCATTGCTGATGTCATTGTACAACCCGGTGGGGCATTCGTAAACCAACAGTATCCAATCAATCCAGCTCAAAGTGCCACATTCCCCTTTTTATGTGGCATTTCCACGATGTTTGAACAGTACTACATCCATGGTATGGTCTTTGAATTCCGCAGTCTGGCCAGTGACAGTGTTTCATCTGTCAATGCTGGCCTTGGTAGCGTTATCATGGCCACCCAGTACGATGTGTTAGACCCTCCATTCACCAATAAGAATCAGATTGAAAACTATGAGATGTCGCAATCGGCTAAGCCATCTCAAAGTCAACTCCATGGAGTTGAATGCGCAGCACAGTCGTCGACCCTGACGAAATTGTACTGCAGACCTAACAACTCAACTTATTCTGGGGATTTAAGATTCTACGACTTCGGAACTTTCAGTATCGCAACAGCAGGTATACCAAATACCACAGCTGTGACCATAGGCGAACTATACGTGACGTACGAAATAGAATTGCTCAAAACTAAGATCCCGAACACAATTGGTGGAAATGTTGCGTCAGCACATGCCTACATGTCAGTAGCTAATTCATCAACCACATCTGCATCGCCTCTTTCTGGTACACTCACCGTAACTACCGGAACCCTAACGGTGACCAAGCCAAATAACAATCAATTTAACATTTCTGGTGTAACAATCGGAAACAAGTATATTGCTAGTGTTACATGGTTTGGAGGAACTGTGGCCAACCCTAACGTAACCTCAGCCTATACTGGGTTTGTGGCAGGACCCAACGGGTTCGTTGGAAACACAGGAAACACGTTTGTTTCACCCAGCCCCACCGCCGCAGGAAGCACAGCCATGACCTTTTCCGTAATCCTAACTGCCACTGCGACAAGTGGTAGCTTGGGTTTCGGAGGAGGTGGGCAGGTGCCTGCGAATGCAGCAGTTGACTTCTACATTACGGCATTGGATAGTAGTGTGTTGTAAAATAACTATGTCGCAGGAATAGCGTAAAAATCCCCCTGCGAAAACAGGGATACTTCTAAGTAATGCTGGGAAGCAAATATCCCATCACTGGAACGGCAAGCCAGAGATAAGAACAAAGACCCGTTCGTCTGCAACGATAAAAGGCGGTCGTGCTCACGACAACTTGAGACGCTTGGAAAGTTACCTGACTCA